GGGGTATTTCAGCAATAGCGTGCCATAGCGCTTTACAGCGATAGAACACGGTCTGTTGGAATACGTTATCCACTTTCTCGTCGAAAGTGGCCTTCATGTTCTCGACATAGTCTATGTCAAGAGCATAAGGTGTGGAAGATCCATAAGAATTCTTATGGACTACACGAGTGAGATCAACAAGTGACCTCATTGCGTGCTCCTCACAATTGCGTAGGAACAAATCGGTTTGTTTAATCATCTCACTCAGGTTTGACCCTGGGTAAGACATATTAAGTCCGACCGGTTCACACAAGTGTTTGACTATGTCAAACACTCGTTTCTGTGCCTTGGTTAGAAGCACACTAGACATTGGGCCCAGATTCTTGCAAATGTCAAGAAAGTTTTCGTTAGAAATCTTTCTCCATTTGTAAGAAGGAATTACCTGGTCCTCAAGGATCACTTTACCAGTAAATTCCGCAAGGGAATTACTAGAAAGACTCTTTGAGGGAGACCATGGACATTTTGTTGTACGGAGAAACTCCATATAACTAGTGTACAAGGCCTCATCCAGGATAATGACATCATCACCAACCACGAAGAACTCATAGTTGTATGGGCGACCCAAAAGGAAGCTCAATACAAGACCATGTGTGAGTGTAAACATACCAAAACTTGGGTATAATCCCAAGGGTTGGCCACGTTGCCACTGAATATCACCGGCTTCAGATTTCCATCTGAGTCGAGATATTTCTTCTAGTAGTTTGATGTCAAGCAGGTCACCAAAGATTGAACGAAGAGTTTCCAGTTGCAACCCTAAAGGGAAGTAATCGGTAGCTCCAGTTAAATCAATACTGTGCACTGTTTTCCTAGCTGACAAGGATCTCTGGATCCAAGGTATTGCCTTCGATTGATCAAACGTACAATCCCACTCTAATCCCTTAACAACGCCATAAATGGCGTCACCAAGAGGTTTGAGTGCCAACTGATGAATCCGATAAGGAGATGCGATTGCTCGCAGCTTCAAACCAGGTTCTTGTAGGAAG